ATTGCACACCTTCAGGTTCGTGAAGAAATGAGATGAGAGCGCCCAGCGCGTTACTGCCGACGATGAGCCAGATCATGGGGTTTGAATGCATAGGGCGCTCCTGCTGTTAAGCGGTTAGCGGATATCGATATCAGGGATGATTACGGAAGGTTTGAAGGTGACGCGGTAGTGGTTCACGCTGGCGTTCGTACCGCTCAGATCTTCCATGAACCAGGTCACGTTATCCGACAGGCCAAGCATGTGCTTTTTGTAGACGCCTGGACCGGTTTTGCAGATAACGCCAAGAGTGCGATCGGTGCTGGTGTTGTCTTTAGAGCAAAGCCCGGTGATCTCCAGCATGAATTCGCCGGTGATGCCGTTATAAAAAACAAAGCGACGCTGAGCTTCGAAATTGTCTGCGGCTTTGCTGACGTTACGGCTGGCCACATCCGCATCATTCACATCACACGCCGACAGCGCCAGAACAGCCAGTAGCAGTAAACCTTTTTTCATTTTGTCACCTGTAAAAAGAAGCCCGGCGCGGGGCCGGGCGAAAGGGATCACGAGGTGGCGCTTTCACACCCAATAGCCAGCTCACTGGAACCGGCTATAAGTTGCGTCAATTGTCTTCATCCTCTTCCCAGTCATCGTCGTAATAAGGCGAGGCCAGAAGGGGGTTGGTAGCGGAAAGAACTTCGCCTGCTGCACCCTGGCGCTGAAGTCGGCGAAGCGCTTCGTATAGCTCGAAAGCTTCGGTTCGCTCGTCACCAATCTCTAAGGTGCACGCTACTTTGTGCGCCTCAGTGACCAGGGTTGATAGTTGGTTTCGGATGTCCTGGATGGTACTCATAGTTCTCCTTACGCCGCACGCTGGGCGCGCAGCTTCTTCAGGTGCTCTGCTATTTCGATTTCTTCGGCGATCCGCTCGGCCTGTGCTTTGGTCAGTGGCTCGAAATCCTGATTAAAGCGACCCATGCTGGCGATGCAGGTGCGGTCGTTGCGGATGTAGTGGATTACTTCGTGGGTAGCGCGGAGGATTTTGCAGGGCGCGCCGTGGGGATCGGCGTACCAGGTATTAGGCTGGATTATCCTGAACATTGGGCACCACCTTAAATTCGATTACCCATACCCAAGGGTTGGCTTCCCAGTTGTCGGTACCGTAGATGCTCATCCAAAGGTCACGAAAGTTAATGCGATATTCCCAGCCGGGAAGAACGCCTCCAGAAGTCGGCGTGATGCCTTCTGATTTTGCATTGTCCTCACTCAGATCTCTGAGTCGCTCCACCCGCACGCCGGTAATCTCGAGCGTTAGGCGACTGGCCCAGCGCGGCATGTGAAGTGATGGAGTCCACTTTTCCGCCGATACTGATTTATTGCATTGGGCTACCGGCACGCGGTGGGTTTGTTCTGTCCAACTGTTTCGTTCGCTGGCTTTATAAACCAGTGTGGCGAGATCGGTCGCCTTGCTGTGCACGCGGAACGTTTCGCGCACCCAGATGCGATCGCCGACAGCGCCGAACGGACACGGATGCCAGTAATCACAGACATTCTCGGCATCTTCACTCCACGGCCATTTGCTACCGTCTTCGCGTTCACCAATTTCAGTGAACCGAGTTTGTTTCCATTTGAGAGGCCGCCGCGTCTGCGTCTTCCGGCCGTCGAGGATGGCGCGCACCATCTCGCCGTTAAAAATCATTCCGCGCTCTTTCACTGGATCCCCCTTTGCTTTTTCTTCATTTCGATAATGCTTTGGCATTCAGCGCATGTCTGGCAGCCGGTAACGGCAGCGCGGCGAGGCTCCGGGATGCCTTCGCCGCATGCTGCACAATGTTCAGCTGATACGGCGTTGCGGTTGAGGCGGTGGGCGGCGAGGGCGTTGCTACGCTGCAACTCTTCGATTTCAGCTGCTGAATCAATGATATCGGCCATATCAGTGCTCCCTGAATTGGCCGTTGATCCGGCCTATGGTGTAGATGAACAAAACAAAAGGGACACCGAGTCCCTTTATCTTTTCGTAATGCTTGGCGAGTAACGGCCTGCTGACGGTGTCAAACTTTGGCTTGGGCTTCTGCTTCATCGCGGCCTTCAGTTCGTCGTTACAGCTTCGGTCCGTCGAGCGTAGGGCGTTCTCTTGCTCAGTGGTCATTTTCTTCATGCTGCTCGCTCCGTTGCTCCTGTACACAGCTCTGGCAAATTAGCCCGTACCAGCGCTTCGGCAAATGGTGGTGGAACTGCATTGCCACAGCGGGCAACTTGTTTGTCTTTGGCATAACGCTGTCCTGTATAGTCGCGGTCGATGATGTACCAGTCCGGGAACCCCTGAGCGCGGTAGAGTTCATGCGGCTGTAGCATGCGCATTCCGATATCGACGATGCGATAGACCACTCCTTCCACAGTTACCAGACCGTCAGAATCAGCGCTGCAATACTGCTTCAGGAACGACGTCACGAGATTTGCCCGATCTTCGTCATAACCTTCAGATGCCAGGCGCGTTTGAACTTCACCAAAATGTTGGCCGCCGGCGGTAACAGTTTGCAGTGGCGTGTCAGTTGGTTGGCCGGTATTCGTCCCGCGCATCTTGATAATGCTTGAGGTAATTAGAGCGTGGTGATCGGTGGTGGTTACCGTGTGAATGGGCTCATCAAGGGACATCCCACAGCCGGTATAGTTACCGCCAAAGTGCTTAACCATATTTGCTGCGACCAGTGCAAACTTTCCACCGCCCGCCGTTATTGTCCCGAGTGGGTTTTCCAGTTGCAGCACTCGGGGGGCCTGCCCCGGTCGTTCGCCGTAGCCCATCTGAATTAGCGTGGGCATCACTAACTGCGACTTACCGCCACCGCCAGCCGTAATCGTTGCGCTTGGTTCGTCAGCACGATGACCAGTACTGGCTCCGAATTGCCGGGCGATAACCGGGGCTACCACGCAACAGCGCGATTCTTTCAGGATGGTATGGGCCGGTTTGTCCAACGGCCGCGGCTTCGCCTGGTACTCGCTGCCGCCATTACCAGCCAGGAATGGAGTCAGTGCAGCTTCAACAATACCCAGGGCATGCCCATTTCCACCCGGGCGCGTTGACGTACCAGCTGTCACTGTCGGTACCGGTTCGGTAACTGGCTGCCCCGTAGCACCAGTGCGGAACTTTGTCAGGTGCGGTACGGCGATCGCGTAGCCGTGGGTTTTGGTAATGGTCTGTAACGGCGCTCCCAGTTCTTGGCCCCGAAAACAGTCGTAATTGCCTTTCGAGGTGGTGTGGTTGCATTTCACGATGAACGGCGAGGCGCTGTCGATAACAAAGCGCTGAATGCCGCGCGCGATGCGCTTAAGTGTATTTTCCGCCAGCGGCTTTTTGCGGTCGAAGATAGACAGCGCCGGAATATTCCAGTCGATGCATTCCGCAGCTGTTCGCCATGGTTTGCGCTGACCATTCTGCACTTCAGCTGACTTCGGATCGCCGTGACTCGGCACTGGCCACGTAACGGGAACACCATCACACCGCATCACCATAAACAGGCGTTTACGAATAGTTGGGGCGCCATAGTCACAGGCTCGCAATTCTCGGTGGTCAATTGCGTAACCAAGTCCCTTAATCAACTGCTGCGCCTGGATGCTCCCGACTTCGATGTTTAATGATTCGCAGCACTCCAGTAGTGCCGGGTGATTGTCGGGAATTCCGCCTGAGAGCATTCCGCAGAATGCTTCAAAGGTCTCGCCGATTCTGCTCGGGTCCGGGTGCAGTCCATCATTTGAGGAGATTAACGGCCCCCACGTGCGGAACTCTTCGACGTTCTCCAGCATCATCACCCGGGGCCGAACGGCAAGGGCCCAACGAATAACGATCCAGGCGAGTCCGCGAATTTCTTTCTCTACCGGCTTTGCACCTTTTGCTTTTGAAAAGTGTCTGCAGTCGGGACTGAACCAGGCCAGCCCCACCGGCTTACCCGCAGTGGCCGCCAGCGGATCAATATCAAAAACGCTCTCGCAGTAATGCAGTGTCTCCGGATGGTTAGTGGTATGCATCGCTACGGCGTTAATATCATGGTTAATGGCAATGTCCACGCTCCGGCCGGTTGCCAGCTCGATTCCGGTAGATGCGCCGCCACCGCCAGCAAAGTTATCGACGATAATTTCGTTCACGCGTTTATCTCCATTTTGCTGGCTAGCGAACAGGCTGCCGAGAGGATTTCAGGTACTGGCATGCGGTCAAGCCACATCCTGTTGATGTGACTTTTGAGCTTCTGTTGCTGGTTTGACGGTAATTTCTGAACGTTTTCAACCTGCGAAAAAACCAGTCTTACTTCAGCTGGCCACACGGTATTAGTGGCATCGGTTTGCGCGAGAGATCGGCGGTCAATAAGCTTTTGACCGAAGCCAAGCAGCTGCTCTCTGTCTACTGACGCAAACTGGCAATGCGTGCGTGGGAAAGGTCGCCAGATGATGAGCATCGACCCTTTGTTATTTCCAGATACAGGCTTCCCGGTAACTGGGTTGATAAATGCCAGCCGCCCGGCGGTAATGAATCGCACTTCGCTGGCGGTCTCGATAGCCTCGCGGAACCAACCGACAGAAGTATCCGCAGGAACCAGCATCACTGTGCCGATCTGGTTGGCGCTCTCAGCCGCGGCTTTCTTCACGAACGGCGTGATGTCGCTATAGGGTGGATTCAGCCAGACATAACCGGGAACGCTAAGGTAATCGCTCCACGACGTCTCAAGCGTGTTCTGCTCGGCTGTAATGAAGTGACGGCAGAGTGCATTTTGATGTGCTGCCGCGGCGTCGAGCTGAAAGCAGAATTCAGCATCCAGTGCAGTAAAAAGGGCGGGCGGAGTGCGCCAGAGGTCGCGCTGATCGGCTGGCGTGTTGCTTCCGGTGTAGTCAGTCATTCTGCACGCTCCGGATCCTTAACATCCCATCCATTCCGCTCGATGTTGGCCTGCAGCCGACGTTCGCCAACGTCCTCAACGCTGCGACCAGTTAACTCTGCCACCCGGGTGTTGTCGTGGCGCCAGAGCAGCGCCAGTTCATCTGGTTTCCAGTCCGTCATAGAACCGCCTCGAATTCGTTGATGTACAGGCCAGCGGCAATCAGGCGCCGCCGTCGGGCTGCCTTCTCGATATGTTCCTGGCGACGCCCCTCTGCAGCATGAAAGATTGCGCGACGGGTGCATAACCGAGTCTTTGCCGTCAGTGATGTTTGCACGATATACCGCGCCGGGGTCGACATCGTGAAGTGCCGATCGACAATTCCGGTCTCAGTTATCCAGGTAGGTGAAGCAACGATGTTTGCCACCAGGCCGCCGCCGCGAGTAAGCGTCCTGGCTACCCGGTTAAACTCGATGAGGGTGATGCCGAGCATCGCCGCCAGTTCGGCGCCAGTTGCCCGGCCTCCGCGCTTGGTGATGAGCCAGGCCGCTCGCTCACGCATGCCTGATAACTTGCCGGGGCGTCCTGAGTGCCGATATTGAGGGACTCGTTTCATGCGGCGTGATCTCGATGGGTTATTTTTTCAATTTCCGCATCCAGTTCGGTGAGAAACTGAATCACCTCTGTTTCGATTTCCTTCGCCAGCACCTCATCCAAATTGATTCGTTTTTTGAAATAGGAGAGATTGGCGGGCAGGCGATCATCAAAGCTGACGAAGTCGCACCATTTGCGACCGGTACACATCATTTGCGCATGCATTTGCAGCATGTACTGCCGCTTTGGCTCGCCAGTTTTCAGCGTTTCAAGATGGGTCCAGGTGTTGGGGCACTTGATTTCGATAAGCCCGTCGTCGTTAACAAGTCCGTCAGGGCTAGCAGCGAATCCGGGTATGGCGGGGTGGTCCATGAGCCCAACTTCAGTGATTTCTGCATCGAACTCATTCAACGCGTACATCTCTCTCGCCACAGGCTCAAGTTCAGTGCCGCGCATCATCGCTGCATTAGAAAAACCTTCTTCAAGTTGCCCGGTCAGCCTCTGGCAAATTAACTCGGCCATGTAGTTCTGCCGGCTGGCAGAATAGCCCGACTTAGTGCGGGCCATAACATCAGCCAGGCGGCTGGCTGTGACCTTTCCACAGCGCGCGGCAAACCATTCTGGTGTACGTTGTTCCATTATTCAGCCTCCATCTCGACGGCATTGGCAGGTTCTGCGTTGTCGACAGCAAGACTCATGTCATACATGCGGCGTTTCTCAACTACGCCGATCACCTGTTTTTCTTCGGCGCTCAGCGCCACCCAAAACTCTTGATACTTAACAGTTCCAAGGCGCGCGGCAGACTCACCTTTCGCGATCAGTTCTGGCCGACGGCTGTCTGATTCATGACCCGCATGAACTTCTGCCGTTGTGCCTTCAATAACTCGTTCAGCTTCATCCTGGTCGAAAATGCCAGCGAATCCAAAGGCGAGACGCGCACATTGGATCAGCGTTTTATGGCGGAGCATGCGGGTAGGATGAGACTGCCATGGCTGTGTATTGCGCTTACACTCACCCATGTATTCAGTGACGATGGTGGGGTGCTTGCGATCCTTGCGGTAAATTTTGCAGGTGCATGCGCCTTCATCTTTGTCGTAGGAGAACTCCATGCCATCAAACTGTGGGTGCTCGTTGATAATGCGAGCCCATCCGTCAACCCCGACGACAGGGACAATTCCGCCTTTATCGGGGAAT